TGTTAGACCAAAACATAAAGTACTGTTTAACCGTAAAATGGTTTATCTGCGTGATAACTATACGTGTCAGTATTGTGGTGATCAATTTCAAGCCAAAGACTTGACGCTGGATCACGTTACCCCTAAAAGCCGAGGCGGTAATAGTTCATGGAGTAATCTAGTAACTTGCTGTGGTACTTGCAACTGGCTTAAAGGTGCTAAAGTAATCGAACCCATGACTAAACCTAAAGAACCCAGCTATTGGCAAATGGTTAAAGTTGTCAAGCAACATAATCCCTATCAAATGCGGGATCCTGCTTGGGCAGAATACCTAGGCTACGACAGTAAACTAATAGCAACAGGATAATAAAAGGCACATAAAGTGCCTTTTTTATTGACTCGTTATCTACATACATTATTTCATAATAAATACATGTATGAGAAAATTCAAAGGTTATAGTACTGTTGATAAAACGTGGGGCAACTTCAAACTCTACGATATAGAACTTGCAAAGCGTGATTTGCTCAACGAGTTTTATACTCGCAAGGGTGAACGTTTAATGAGTCCGCAGTTTGGCAGCATAGTATGGGATTTACTATTTGATCCGTTGACTGACGAAACATTAACAGCAATTAGACAAGATTGCATAAGAATCGTAACAAGAGATCCTAGACTTGATATAGTGAATATAAGTGTGATAGACAATGAACATACAATAATTGTAACGATTGTTTTAAGATATGTTCCAACAGCGACAGTAACTGAATTAGTAGCGGTTTTTAATAGAAACTTGACCGCAGAACGAGAAATCGGATAAAAGGATAAACTATGCCAAAGGCAATTAGACAAGAAAATTTATACGGGGCAGAAGATTGGACAGTGGTCTATTCTAGTTTCAAGAACGCAGAATTCCGTAGTTACGACTTTGACACGTTACGTCAATCAATGATTGACTATGTACAAAATAATTACCCCGAAGAATTCAACGACTATACTCAAAACAGTGAATTTATTGCGTTAGTTGACTTAGTAGCTTATGTGGGACAAAATCTATCATTTAGAATGGATTTAAATGCCAGGGAAAATATATTAGATACCGCAGAGAAACGAGAAAGCGTGTTACGTATTGCTCGTATGCTTTCTTATAAACCAAAGCGTGTACGTCCTGCTCAAGGATTTATGAAAGTTGTAAGTATTAATACGTCTGATTCTATATTAGACAGTACTGGTGTAAACTTGTCAAATAAAACAATTCATTGGGGTGCCGATCCCAGCGAAATCGAATACGAACGTTTTATGAAAGTTATGAATGCCGCATTTAATAATAATAATCAATTTGGTACTCCAGTAAAACGTAGTACAAATTCTGACACAGGAAATTTATTTGAAATTTATAGCTTTAATAACTTAGGTACAGAATTGCTGACACACTATGCCATTAATGGAAATGTTGACGGCAGTAATTTAAACTTTGATATATTGCCTATTGATATTGATTCGAATGGAACGTTAACACAATCTGAACCAAATTTAGATAGTGCATTTAGCGTTATGTATAGAAATGATGGTAAAGGGGTAGGTAGTTCAAAAACAGGTTTTTTCTTTTTAACTAAACAAGGAACATTAGTTAATACGGTTCAAAGAATATATAGTCCGACATCTAATTTAGTTATTGATATTCCTGCTAGTAGAAGCATCAGCGAAGAAGATTTTTATGTACAGACAATAGACGATACTGGCGCCATTTTAAAATCTTGGAAGAAGGTCAGCGACTTAAACTTTTCTAATATTGTATTAAACGAATATAGCGGCAACGAAAAAGATTTATACGAAGTTATCTATAGTGATGCCGACATTACAAGTATTAAATTCGGTGACGGTTCATTTACAAATGTTCCAACTGGACAGATAAAAGTTTGGTATCGTTTAGCAGAAGATGGATTTGTTAGGGTTAAAGCAGGCGATGTTAATAATGTTACATTCAATATAAGTTATACAAATATTAATAATCAAATTCAACAATTAACATTGACATTAGAGTTACAGGACAACATGATTACCGGATTGCCTAGTGAAACTGTTGATGAAATTAAACGCAATGCACCAGAAGCATTTTATAGTAAAAACAGAATGGTCACAGGCGATGACTATAATGGTTTCTTACCAACACTTAATAATGATGTATTGATTATGAAATCTGAAAACAGAACATTCAGCGGACACAGTCGCTATGTTGACCTTAGTGATCCTACTGGTAAGAGTCGTCCTTTAATTGAATTCGGTGATGACGGTTACATTTATAAAAGCGAATCTACAAAAAATACTTATATTGCAGATAACGCTAGCCGTCGTACAGTTGATTTATTAGACGAATATATAGAAAAACAATTGGCCGATGTTGGCTTATTGAATTTCTACTACGGAAAATTAAATTTAGAAGGCATAACTGGTTCGAATAGTACAAAGTATTTTCCATCAGTTAAATTAGATAAAACAATTTATTATACAACATTGTCAGCATCAATTGACACCGCGACTGCAATCACTTCTATTACAACTAATAATATTAATACCGATGATCCGTTTGACAACTTTGATAATAACGGAGGTATGCTTCAAATTGACAATGAATTATTTACATATACCAGCATAACTAATAATATATTTAATGATGTTCATAGAGCACGAGAAACCACAACTGCATCAGTTCATAGCGCAGGCGCCCAAGTATTTAAAGTGCAAGATTATCGCTGGAGATCTGCATACAATGATCTAACTTCTAGTAATGGCTTTATTTCAGAATCATTCAGTTCTGAAACTCCTATGAAAGTAGGTTTTACAACCGGCGGCGGCCTAAGGGCACTACGTCCAGGATGTTTAGTTAAATTTAAAAATGACTCATCTACAACAAAATGGTTTACTGTTGCTGATATACGCGGCGACGGATTGGGTGTTGAAGACATTGATTTAGTTTATACTGGATTACTTTCAAATGGACACGGTCCTATTGAAATAAATGCTTCGTTGACAAATACAGATCGTTTAGTAGAAATACTTCCTCCTTTTGCTAGAGTATTCGATACTCTAACAAGAGAATTAATTATAGAAAAATTAAATGCAAATATTTCCTTTGCATTGAGATTTGATAACATTACACCTAAATGGACAGTACTCGATGCAGAAGAAACAGTAATTGATGAAAAAGCCGAGTATAATACTACACCAAGTAGTATAGGCGATAGAAGCTGGTTATTGTATGTTAAAAAAGAATCTAATGGATGGACTATTACAAGTCGTCAACTAGATTATATCTTTGGCAGTGACGAATTAATTCGATTCTATAACATTAACTTTGCAGCCACATTTAATCCTAACTTCAAAACGGTTAGCAATGACTACATTAGTTTAGTAACCATAGACAATAGCAAATTATCAATACTTAAAAAATATCGTATCAGCGGGTACTATGTCTATGATGACGGTTATACTGATAACAGTAAGGTAAAAATTACACCGTTGGATTTAGACAATGATTTCTTACCAGACGACCCAGAACATTTCTTAAATATAGTCGGAACAAATCAACTTGCATTAATTAACTATGATGAAGACGAGTTTTCATATACTATCCCTGCAGAATTAGATACACCTGAAGAAATTTTAAATACAGTGAGTGGTAAAAAAGGACTAGCATTTAAATGGGAACATAACACTCCCATCGATCAAACACTAAATCCTAGTTTAACTAATATTATTGATGCTTACGTTTTAACTAAATCATACAATGATAATTATATTGCTTGGAAAAAAACAGGAGACACTAATATTGCGGCACCATTGCCACAGACCGGCGAAGAACTTCGTGATAACTTCAGCGGCTTAACACAATACAAAATGATGACTGATGAAATTATATTCCATTCAGTTAAATTTAAACCATTGTTTGGAACATTGTCTGATCCTCAGTTCCAAGCACAATTTAAAGTAGTAAAAAGTCTAAAGACAAAGTTAACAGACAGCGAGATTAAGAGTAAAGTAATTGCCGCTATTGATACATTCTTCACGCCAGGCAACTTTGGATTTGGTGAAATATTTTACTTCACAGAATTGGCAGCATACATACATTCGTCTTTAACATCAGACATAAACAGCGTTGTTATTGTACCATTGAGTTCAGAAAGTAGATTTGGAACATTATTCCAAATACAACCAGATAGAAACGAAGTTGTAACCAGTGTCGCAGGAGTCAGCGATATTATTGTTATCAACGAAATTACAGACACTAATATTAGGATCAGTAGATGAG